GGAATATATTCGGCTTCCCAATTCGTGCCACCGTTTAATGTTCTATAAATTAAACGGTTTCTTGCTGCTTGTTCGTTACCTGTCGATGTTGTAAAAAATGATGTTGGAGTTTTTCCATTCCATTTTATATTTGTTCCAGTTGGAAAAGTAAAAGTATTCCCAGCAATCAAGCTAAAATCAAAAACAACAATATTTTCAACTCCGCTCGTAAAACCTGATGTTGGCAATGAACCTGTTATACTTGCTGTAATATCAGCCGTAGTTATTTGGTTTAATGTTGCTGTAAAATTTGTAGACCGAGAGCCGAGGGCGTTTACTGGGAGCAATGCCCCTGTGAAATTGTCTATTGCGTATTTTAAATATTCTAAGTTTTCATCTGCTATGTCTGGGTTGCAAGCGGCTACAGCTACCTCCATAGCATTGTGTGTAAAAGTATAAGGATTTGTCATATTTTACCTTTCTTAAATGGGTAATGATACCAACGCCCAAGAACCACCCTTAGAGGTGGCTTTATATAATTTATTGGTAGTTGCGATATAAAATAAATTTTTATTTGAATAGCCTATTGATATGCCAATTGCACCATTAATAGGTAAATTCCAAGATGTCCAGCTATCCAAGCTGTCTGCTGTTGAATATTTTATTATTGAAGGGGTTAATACATACAAATAATTACCATAATAGTCAGCTTCAAGAGCGATAATATCATTTGCAGGAGAAGTCCCGGTGATTGAACTTGTGAAGAATCCATCGTCTATATAATATGGCGTCGAAGGAGTCGTTACCCATACATCCGCGGTCGTGTTATCCCCTCCTGAAACTCTAACTAGTCCGGAGGATGGAACATACATACTATTAGACCAGCCAGTTGAAATATAAAAATATCTTCTGGCTGATGCACTAATAACTTGCACGGATTCGTAACCTGAGACGCATAAATCTACTATTATTATAGGCGAATTTGAAGAAGTCCAGCTTACCCCGCTATTTGTTGAATAATAAATAGCTGAAGTCGTAGCAGCAAAAAATGTGGTAGTGTCACACATTATGACTTTTAATATATTTTCCACAGGTAGCTCGAACTGATTAAAACTAGCTCCGCTATTTGTTGAATACAAAACCCTCGAATCAGTATGGACACTTAAAAATGACCTTGTGGCAGAAATACTAATTATCTTTTCAGATTTTGGCTTTAAGCAGCCAACTAAACTCGGAATCATTATACACAATCTCCACCAATTATAGCCTCGTTAATTTCGTCTATAATTATTGTTACTATAGAATACTGTTTTGCTGTTTTTGTATACCCATTACTTGAATGTAAAACCATACTGCCGCTAGTTGCAAACGATACTTGGGCGCTACCCTTTTGAATTACCAAACAAGAAAACCCTGCACTTAATGAATCAGGTATTGTTATTGTGGCGGATGTGGAAGTATTTACTCTTATTCTACATCCATTATCAGATTGCGTAAGAGTATAATTGCCCGTTTTCGTGCTTGCTGCTTCGTAATCGATTCCATTACTTATAGATGTTGTTCTGCCATAGACATCAACTGTCATTGTAGGATTTTTATAAGTCGCTGCCGTAGCCCCTGACGCTGGCAATCTTGCGGCGTTTAAAGTCCCACTTGTTATATTAGTAGCATTTAAAGCGGTTAGATTTGTACCAACGCCATACATAATATTACTTGCATTAGTAAAATTCTTTTGCCCTGTTATTTCTTCGCCGCCAGTTTTATGAACTACTGCGCTATCTACGGCTTTTAAATCAAGTTCTGTTTGCACTGAATTTGGGATAGGCAAATTTAACGGAGATATTTTTTGCGTTCCGTTTGTTAAACTGTCCATTAATAAATAATCGCTACTATCTGTTGATGTAGCTGAGTTCTCATTTACTGGTCTTGTGTCGGTCATATTAATATCCTTTAACTCTTATGTTCAAAAGTCCTGTAGTCAATGTACCTGTATTTGTATAAAGCTTTACCGTGCAATTTGATGATGTTGAAGAAGTAACAACCGGGTAAGTATTATTGCTTAACGGAGTAGCTAAAATATGCGGTTCTTCCTTAATAAAATCGTCGGCTATTTTGCTTTCTACGTCTGTGGCGTAAGAAATTGTGATGCCGTTACTGGCATTAGTTATTTCCCTGCTTGTATAATTTTCTTCTCTATCAGGTACATCAATATTTATGATAAATTTTGTTATATATAAAGTTGCGCTATTAGGGTTGCTCAAAGTAATTCTTACTTGGTAATATCTGAATTTATACGACCCTGTAGAAATTAAAGTCCAGTCACTCCACGTTTCGTTGTCTTCAGAATATTTCCACTCGAAAGTGGCAGTTGCAGAATCATCACTTTTATAGAAATCATAATTAAATGTAACTATATTTTGTAAATTAGCCCCAATATCAAATATTTGAGAAACATAATTCCCGCTTGTTCTTGTTTGCGTTCCCCATCTGTTTAAACCGTCAGAATAATAACGAGTTCCACTGTCTGCCCAAGCTTCAGGAGTTAAATCCTGCCACAAAGTAGTAGGTATAAGCTTCAGCTTCCCATTATAAATATAAATATTTTCCCCAATACTGCTATTTGAAGAAACGAGATTATTTCCGTTAGAATCTACAAGATTATCCCCATTAGCGTTAACAAAAGGTTTTGCACTACCTGTAACATTTGCTAGGATATCCTCTGAAATTATTTCATTCATATTAGGTAAATACTGAACATTTACGACATCGCTGGTTGCATTTATTGAGTAGTTATAATTATTTCTTGATTTTATCCAATATGTGAATATACCTCTTTGATTCAAATTTATTGTGTAAGAAGTAGTTGCAATATTTGTAGCTATTAGAGTAGCAGAATCCCAAGTGTCACCTTGTCTTATTTCATATGTTGCATCCTCAACAGATACCCATTTAAACTCTAGTAGGTTTTGGTTTTGAGAAACTCTAAAGTTTTGTACGTCGTCTGGATAGGCATAAACATCCTTTAATACAGAAACCAAAACCTTAGGTTGTTTGCTACCTAAAGTATCGCTATACAAATCAGCATCATAGTTGCGCCAGTTTACTGTAAAAATACCAGCTCCGTCGTTAGTTACACTCGTTACTTTGCTTACAAGAGTAGCACCCATTAAAATGCTATAGTGTTGGATTACGTCGCCAACCTCTAAGTCATACGCCCTATAATTTGTTTTAAACTCTCCGAAGTTAGGGCAAAGTGTTTTTGAATTTACGTAATACCAAGCTAAGCGTGAAGCCTGTTTAAAACTCGTACAAGAGTACATATTAACGCTGTGCTCAATTGGTACACCATCCCTGTATTCTGGAATTTCTGCAAAAGCTTCTACTTTTTGCCATTCGTGGTTAGGCGAAATATAAACACATTTTAAAATATCGTAATGCTCTTCGCTCGGTATGGTATGGAATATTTCAGAACCTTTGATAATATCATCTTCGGTAAAGACCTTACTTATTGTTTCTGCTTTATCAATTTTAAACTGAAACTGCCCATTTCTAGTAAATAAACCACCCCTACAATTTCTGTATATTTCGTCTAAAAGACTTCTAACACTTGTTTGGCTGTCAAAAATCATATTGAAGGAAAAGCGAGGTTGTTTTTCGGTAGCTGCTTGGCCTGTCATTGTTGTAAATGACGTATCTACCGTCAAGTGTGTGTCGTCCGTAATAGCGGTTACGGTTTTATCTTCTCCGCTTACTGAAATTATACGTCCGATTGATAATTCAGTCTTGAACGCTGTTCCTACTCCTGTTACGGATGTTCCATTTGTAGATACTGTGCCCGTTAAAGCGCTTTCTATTAATTCGTCGCAGAAATCTGCACTTTCAATAAACGTATCAAGGTCAAAAATAGTTTTTATTAAAGTGTCATTTTTAGAACCATCATTATTTAACCCGAGGCCTAAAGCGTTATAAGAAGTTAAGAAATCTAATAAAACCCAAACAGGATTTTCGCTATACTCGGTAGTATAAGTATTTTCATCTGTATAAACTCTTATCTTGCGACCTTTAACAACAGTTGTAAGGTTATAATTTGCTTGAATGTCATTTGTTGCAGGTACTGTTATAGCTAAATATGCAACATTTTTTAAACTCCCGACGGTTTCGCATCTTGCTAAATGATTAGCACCTGAAATAATACTATCTACTTCTTGTGTAGAAGTTCCATAATATTTATTTACTGTTATGCCAGATATTTCATTAATAGGAATATCATTTAATCTAATATCGGTAAAGTCTGTTATTTCACCTTCCGCAAAAGCTACAATACGTTTAACGTAAGTAGCCGCATCGTCAGCTTGCCAAATTCTATTTCCTGCGAGCTTGGCAGTGCCATAAAGCATCGGTAAAGGTAGGTTAGGGTCTGTTTGTGTTTGCTTTGTTGGTGAATAGGTAGGAGATGATACTGTGAAATCTGCATTAGCAGAGGGCTTGTTCATTACCGATAAAGCTATGCCGCCGTATATTAAGACCGCGCCAATGACGCCTATAATATTCCCCACGGTTATTGCAGTTGTTATCGAAACACCGACCGCCATAGCGATATTTGCAGCTAAAAATCCTACTATTGCAGAAACTACAAAGTTTAATTGGGCTTTTTTATAACGTGTTAGATTATAAATATCAAAAACAAAACAAAAATAAATTATTAAACCTATAACTATTGAAAATTGTAGGTTTCCTGATAATTCATATAATAGTTTAATCATTATTTACCCTAAAACATTTATACTCTTTGAATAACTTTAATCGGCTAATACAAAGTGTATGATTTTTAAAAACGTGTAGAATCTTTCCATAAGATAGGTACAATGCTACGTGTAACTCATCTTTATATCTTGTTGCAACAAAATCCCCTGCCCTCAATTCGTTACGTGGTATCTCTGTGCAGTGCTTACGAATTTTAGCCATCCCGTAAAAGAAATTTTTATCATCATCTTGTGAGCGTAATTTATATTTTGGCTTATCAGGGTATAAAAGCTGTATAGGTCTGAAACAGCCAACATAATAACCTTTTTCGTCAAACATTGTATAAGGCTCACCTACGAGCTTAATTATTTCGTTTATTTTATCAATCATCTTGACGCCGCCTTTATGGTTGTTTCAACTACTACACTAGGGAATCCTGCAAAATTACCTTGATTACCCAACGCTTTACAAGTAGCGAATGTTCTATCACAAGACGTTTCACTACCGATATAACCGCATCTAATATCTTTGAATCTTCTCACTTGACAAGTCGGACGATATCTAATAACTGGAGCTTGTTTCTCATAACCTCCTAGTGCTGTTTCAACGTCCATAGTCGCTGTTTCATAATCTAATTTGAGATTGTTGCAATAGCCAGACCATAAAATATCTTTTAAATCTGGTATCATCTCGTTAGTATTTATATTTAAAAATACAAGAGTTAACACCGCAGGAGAGCCGGTTATTACATCTCCTCTTTGCCCGATAATTCCGCTTATAGCAAGCCCGACATTAGAAAGCGATATTTCAAGCTTTGATACGCTTGAATTGTCGTCTTTTTTTATTTCCCCGTGCGATAGTGGCGCACCTAAATACATCTCACCGTTATAATTAAGCTCTTCTAATGTTTCATTGTCTAAAACATAAATTGAGCCACCTTCAAGTTCTATCTTTAATAGCTTACGAGGTATTATCTCGTCTTTTTCAACTTCTAATAATGGATTAGGTGTCGGGAATACTTCTTTAAGTTTTAGCTGGAACGTACCATAGCCAGAGTCTAAAATATCAATATCTAAACTATCTATATCGAATCTTACAATGTAAGTTTGCCCGTCACCGCCCCTGTCTGTTGCCCAAGTCCATTCAAACGAGCGAAATTTGCCACGTTTGGCAATAAAGAACGCTTCAAGCTGTTTTCTTACCTCTGGTGTTTTCTCAAAAGATAAAGTCCAAGATTTTTTAGGGGAATCCCAATAAGATTTTCTATTATTTTGAGCTGTGAAAATCTTATCTAATACAGTGTAAAAGCTTATATTAAAATCACATTCAGCCTTATGATAGAAATCTAATTCGGCGACATCTTCAACAGGGTTATTATCTATGCAAACAAGATTTAATTTAGCTTTGCTAAATCCTAAATCATAGACTTGTTGTTTAAAATCGTCACTATCAAAAGTACATTCGTAAGTTTTATCGTCCCCACCATTTGAAGCGTTCCAAGTCCAATAAAATTTACCAGCTTGTCCCATTACGTCAATAAAAAAGGCTTCTAATTCTTCTCTTTTTGCCGGTGTTTTCTCAAAGGTGAGCGTAAAGGTACGCTTAGGATAAGTCCATTGAGGATAACGCTGCTCTCTGCCCTTCATTTTCTCGTTAATTTGAGTCATAAATTCTATTGAGGTAGAATAGGCATAATTATAAGTTATGTTAAATGTTGGATATGTCATTAGTTGAAAAACCTAACTTTTGAGTTAAACTGAATCTAAAATTGGAGGTTATTTGAGAAAATTAATTTTAATAATGTTTTTTTTATCGCTGCCCGTTCAGGCTTTAGAAAAAGATTATGCTGTGCCTTGGTGCAACGCTAACGGTGGCATATCAGAGTATGAGTTGCCCGACAAAACAAGGGTTGACTGCTTAACCCCTGAATATGCTGTCGAGTTTGAATTTGCTCACAAATGGGCTGAATCTATAGGACAAAGTCTTTATTATTCAAAAATGACAGGGAAGAAGCCTGCCGTAGCCCTTATTATGAAAAAGGGAGATATGAAGTATTATAGACGTATCAAAAAGGCTTCAAATGGTGAAATTACTATTTTAAAAATAAGAGGTATTTAATTATGAAAAAGTTATTTGTTATATTAAGTTTATTTATTGCTTTGCCTGCTTTAGCCCAAACTCTTAATGGAAATATTGAATATAATGTTGATACTGTTAGAAAGATTGCGTTTGAGGGAGTGCAATATAAAATTGACAAAGCTAAATATATAACGCCGAACCTTTTTGACCCCAACGCGAAAGAAAATAAATATGCTTTAAGAAATAATATTGCTTTGTACGATAGGGATTTGGAACAATTAAAGACAAAGGGGTTAACTGCGTATGTGGTTACATATAAGTCCGACCCGTTTTATTCATTCTATTATCTTGGTAATATCTTAATCGGAATTGATGTTAACGAGCAAGAACATAACACTATTTACCCAAATAAAAGCTATTCTTATAACACAAAGGGGGACTTGGTCTATATTACTGTCAATATTTCATATGGTGATAATTATAGATATGACAAGAATGGTAATTTAAATGCCCACTGTAAAGGCGATATTTGCTATAGTAATTCTGGGAAGATTATAGGCACTAGGAAAGTAATAGAGGCTTATAACTAAACTGACTGTATAATAGTTCTCAAATTCCCAGTATTATCTTTAGCCCCTTGCGCAATTATGTTTATGATTTGGTTTTTATTTTCATTAAACCATCTGGATACGTCTTTGGAGTCCATTGCCTTTATTTGCGGAGCGTAAACTATAGTGCTGCCCTTACCTATGCCACCTTGCTCCCCGTTATTATAGCTAGTGGTTTCAGCAGGGCTTAAAACACGCTCACCGCCCTTTAATAAAGCAAGTTGTTCTTTTGTGCCCGGTAATTGATATCCGCCTGAGTGATTTTTTTTAAATCCTAGTAGCCCAGTAATGCTACTAGCGATATTGCTGACTCCGCCAGTGACAAAACCCATAGCCGCTTGAATAGCAGTTATTGCGACGGCTTCCATTTGTGCAATATTGATGTGGTCTATAGCCTTTTTCAGTTCATAGCTTAATAGCTCTCTGCCAAGATTTAACACTAGTTGCTGCATACTAACGGAGAAACCGCCATAGCTGGTCAACATAGTATCCAGAGAATTGCCAAATATTTCAGCTATTCTTTGTCTTTCATCCTTTACGGTTTGTTTATTTACTTCCGCCAGCTTTTTAGTTTTTAAAATATTTAGTTGCCCCCAAGCCTCTAGCTGTTGTTCATTAGTAATATTGGCAGTATTGGTTATCTTGTCTCGTTCGTCGTAGTACCATTTTAGAATCTCTAGTTTTTGAGCATAGCCGCTTTGGAAAGAGCCTAAAACTCCTCCGAGTTCGCCATCTGCTTGAGTAGCATTTTCGATTGATTTAGATTGCTCTTGATAGTTTTTTATTAACTCATTTTGAGCAATTAAAGCCTCTTGTGTTTTATTTAAGGATATTAGTTTTAAATCTTCTTGTAGTTTTTCCTCGTTACGTTTTAAAAGAATACCTTTATTTATCGCCTCTGATTGGTTAATCTCAGCTATCTTTGAATAATAATCCTTGTATGCGGTTATTGCATTGTCGTAGCCTGCTTTATCTACTTGGATAGCAGACATCCCGAGAGTTTCTTCAACGTATTTTTTAGCTTTTAAAGTTGCTTCGTAGTCATTGTTAGCTTGTTTGAATTCATCAATAAAACTTTTATAAGCGTCAAGTGCTGGATTGTCTTTTTTAGTCTTTGATGTTGTGCCGGTGTTGAAATTTAAGCCCGCTTGCGTTTGCTTTCCTGTTTCTGCGTTTGCTTTGTCTCTTGCTTTTACTGCATCTATTTGCTTTAGGATGGTTTGGCGCTCTTTTTCAATGGCATTTATTCGTTCTTTGTTATAGTTTGCTCCTCCAGACCACCACTGTGTCATTTCTTTTTGGTCTTTTGTTATTTTATTTAATCTATCCTGCAACTCAGTTAGTCTCAAATCCGCTATATTAGATTTTAAAACTCTTACTTCATATACAGTGTCCTTTAATCCTTTTACGAAATTAGCCCAAAACTTAGTTAATGGATTGTCTAAGCCGATTAATCTCCCTAATTCTTCTCTTAAGTCATCTGTATCATTTGTGGTTTGTTGTGAGTAAGTTTTAGATGCTTGAGCAGCCCCGCCAAACTCGTTTTTAAGTTCATTTAAGATTACTGCTTGTGCTTTATGGGCTTGTCCGCTTTGCACTAGTGTTTTAATTTGGTCTTTTTGTTGTTGAGTAAAGGCTACGCCCATTCTTGATAATGCTGTCATTCCTTTGATTGGGTCATTTAATGCTTTACCGACTTGTAAAATTGCGCTATTAAGGTCTTGTCCCATTGTAGTTGCCATATCTTGTGATAATTGCAATGTTTCAGGGAATATATCAGCGTTAATATTTCTAAAAGTCAAAAGGATATTTTCAGCGGATTTAATTACTTCATCATTTTCGCCTGTTAAATCTTGCATAGCACTTGCCATATTGATTAGCTGGTCTTGTGTTAGTCCTGCTGCATAGCCCGTAGCCATTAGTGTGGCGTTTAATTGTTTTTCTATTGTTATTGCTTCTTCTGCTGCCTTGTATGCTTTTCCCATTTCATTAACAATAGCGCCTAGTGAGAATCCTGCTGCAATTCCGCCTAAAGCCATTTTTGCCATCCCAGAAAAAGACGTAGTCAACCCTTGTGCTTGCCCTAATGCAGCTTTAAACTTGGAGCTGTCAAGCCCCATCGTTACATTTATTGCACCTACATTTTGTCCAGTATCAGCCATTTTAAACCTTTATTTTTCCTACTGTTCCAATCATATCTTTTATTGCATCGCTGCCAGTCAAAACATCTTGCGCTGGTGCTTCTGGTTTTTTATTTAATTCCGCAAATGAAATACAACAAGCGTGAAATTTTCTCGGTGTTGCGTTCCAAAAAGCGTTATCACTCCATCTCAACATTGTTGTTGAGTAAACGTGCATTTCTGCCCAATTTATTTCTTCGGTTTCTTTTTTTTTTCGGGCTTGTCCACAAGCTTTTGTAACTTTGCCTTGACTTCTTCCATTTTTAAGTAGATTTCAGGAGGCATTAACGGCTTTAAAAACGCTTTTAAGATAGCATCATTATTGCTCGTCCAGACAGAAGGGCTTTTTTGTAGTTCTTGGCGAATAACGCTTATTTCATCTGCCTTATAATTCTTGATTAATCCGCAACAAACAAGCTCTGTACATTCGTTCAAAGTGAGGTTGTTATCAAGCAATAATTCACGTATCTTGTACGTTCCTTTTTGCGTTAACCCTTCGAGTGTAGCAAATGCTCTGTTATCAAACTCAAAATCATATTCTTTACCATTAATTACCAATTTTTCTGGTATATTAAAAATATCTTCTACTTCCATATTCTCTCCTCAAAAAATAAGGGGGATTTCTCCCCCGTCAATCTATGTCATTGTAAATGTTGCTGCCGATGCTTGTACTCCGTTTGCCATTACTGCTGCTTTTGGAGTTATTGATAATGTGCCTGCTGCTGCTGTTCCTGTAAATGTCATTGCTACTACGTTAGGGTTAATATAAGTAATTGCCCCTACTGTTAATCCTGTTGTACCATAGCTAAACGTATAATTAGATGTGCTTTCTGCTGCGCTTTCACTTGCGAATTTAACGCCCGCAACACTAACGCCGATAACGCCGCCGCTATCAGTTTTAACAATATTTGTAGATAATGATGTTGTTGCTGCTGTTGCACTTCCTACGCCTGCAATATCTGTAGCTGTGGCATTTAATTTTATATCCATTAGTTTTGATTCGCCAGAGAACTCATAATTAGTGAACGTTCCCTTTACTTCAAAAGTACAGATTGCATAATCATCTTGAGTGCCGTTGATAGGGAAAGATGTAATTTTAGTTTTATAGCAAACAAAGTGAAGGTCGCCACCTGAATTGTCAGTTTGTTTAATTTGTGCGTGTAGTTGGAAATATGGGATAATTGCGTTGCTTCCAAAAGAGAATGTTGCCGTGTTAGAATCAGACGAAACGCTACCGCCTAAAGTTGTAGTCAATACATCTAAACTTAATTTTGCGTTTTCTACTTTCGCAGTAATTGATTTAGCTTTAGATACTAAATCCATTAATTTTTCATCGCCTCTTAATTCTTTTGATTCTATTTCAAAGGTTAATGAAATTTGTCTCGCCCCCGGTACGTCAACTTCAGAGCCATATGTAAAAGCTGATGCTGAATCCTCTGTTACAGGGAATAATTTAATATCATCAACCCCGTATAATTTTGTAACTGTTTCAAGTGCCATAGTTTTTCCTTTCTTATCTATCTAAGTTAACAATTATATTGAATATGTAAATGTATCTATTTGAAGCATCTTTTTCGTTAAAGAACGGTTCTTGACGTGGTGTTATGTGCATATTTTTACCGTTTATTTCGATTACCTTTTGAAATTGGTCTTTTGGGTAAAGCGCATCATAAATAGCTTGTATTTTAGTCCTTGCGGTTACCATTGCTGTGTCTTTGACCGCTATTTGGATTGCAGGACGTGAACCTAAATCGGTTACTATTCCGTCATATTGCCAAAGAACAACACCGTTAGCGGTTGAACTGTCAAAATCGAACTTAATTTCTGTTGATGTTGCCAAGTTATTCGCTACTAAGAACGCTTTTAAATCGTCTAAAATCATTCATCCATTCCTTTTAAAACCGCTTCATCACTGTATTTTTTCTTAATATAAACATCTGCTATTGCATCTTCGCCGTATTTTTGAGCCTGTTTGCTTAATTCATTAAACGGTCTTTCAAGATACTTTGCTTTTGCTTTGTTTTCTTCGTGTTGACGTCTTGCATAAGGTTGGCTATATGAAATAGTCACTATCCCTTCTTTTATACCTTGATTAACAACCCCACTTCTCATTAACGTACCCGTATCAACTGGGCACACTTTTTGTGATTCACCTAGGATAACATTACCTAATTTTCTTAAACCCTTTAATGCTGCAACCTTTAGTTCTTTTTCTACCAACCCTGAATCTACCCAATTTATATTTATTGTAGTTTCTCCAAAATTTGTCATTGCTTACCTTTTCTTTTATGATATAATTGGCTTGTGGAATAGGCTCGCTACCGATAAGCTAGGTTTCCGACTTAGCTTTCCACGTAATTAATTCGGATTAATACTACGGAGGTATTGAATTATGGTTAATAAACTATGGACTGCTAAAGAAATTGAAGTATTACAAAATGATTATCTTAAATTGACTAAATCTGGGATTTTAAAACTTTTACCTGATAGAACTTGGATTTCAATAAAAGCCAAAGCCGAAAGATTAAATATAAAAAGACTTGGCAAGGTAAGGCTAAAAGATTTTAATAAAATTAATACTGTTGATGATATTGTAGAAATATTTTTTGAGGACAAAGTAATAAAATGTCTAATTGATTTAGAAGATTTGCCTAAAATAAAAAAACTAGGTCACTTATTTGCTCATTATTCAAAAGATATAGATAATTATTATTTCAATATAAAGAAAGAATTGATGGCAAATTAAAAACAAAATATTTACATCGCTTTATAATGAATACTGTGAATACTTCTGAATATGTCGACCATATAAACCATAATACTTTAGATAATAGGAAATCAAATCTTAGAATTTGTAATAATTCAGATAATTCAATAAATAGAAAATCACACCAGAAAAATAATTCTGCTAATTGTCTTAATGTATCTTGGAATACTAGATTACAAGGTTGGTCAGTGAAATTTTCTAAAAATGGGAAGTGTCAGTTTTTTAAATACTGTAAATCGTTGGATGAGGCTAAAACTATGGCAGAACAACAACGCAAAATATTAAGAACTTTTTAAATTAAAATTTCATTTATTATAAAGTTGGCGTCAAAATCATACTTAGGACTTGCTTGAATAACTGTGTAGTCTATTGAATTAATTGTAACAATATCGCCTATCTTTGCGGTTTCTTCTTCGAAAAGAATACTAGCCTTTGAGGTTATTTGCCGGCTTTGTGAAGTAGTTACAAGTGAGTTCTTCCAATCAATACGACACTTTACGCCTGTTTTAGTTGAACTTATAATCGGAGCAGAGTTTTCATCCGTTCCGTTAGTTACTTTCAGTGTTATTGTTTGATTTAAAAGATGTGTGAACATTAAACAACTTTCCCCACTTTTTGCATATACTTATCAAGCAATTGCAATGCTCTTACTGATATTAATTCGTTACCTGTCGGAGCATAAGAACTTGAACCGCCGCCGAAGTTCATACTTGTAATGCCTAAAGCCTGATTTTTTAAGTGTGCAGAATTGCCGAACTCTAAAAGACTAATAGCTTCTTCACAAGTTGCCTCTTTGACTGCATCTGTGATGTCTACATAAATAACGTTTTGACCGTTTATATTTACGAGGTTGATTTTATCAGTGTAAGTATGTTTTGATAGATAATTAGGCAAAATATATCTTGGAAATTGCAAAGGTTGGTCTTCTGCGCATACAAAACCCTTAAACCTAATTAAATCAATGCGTTTTGTTGCAGTAACTAAAGCTTTCTTGCGATTAACTTCCGTTGCACCATCCCATATATTTGAATTTAGTCTATTCGCAAAATAGTCTTGTGCATCATCATAAGAAATATAACTATACTGGGGGCTTCCAGTAACTATCGTTATTGTTGGAATTGTTGTCATTATTCGCTTCTCATTTGTTTGCTGTCAATTAGTGCTTGGATTAATCCGTTTAATTTTTCCGCTACATCTTGCGCTGTAGCACTTGCAGGGGTTGCTATTTTAGCAACATTCTCAGCCATTCTGCCCCTTTTATGGTTAATTATTGTATCTGGCATTTAATAAATCCTTTATATTCTTTTTAGGTAATTTCAATGTATTGCTCGGATTGACTTGATAAATATTTATATATTCTTGTAGGTCATAAATCCATTTCATTGTCTGTTTTTGGTATCTGTGATGTGAAAATCTCGCATAATCTGGTTCAAAGAAATGAAACCAATCCTCTGAATCCATATCAATACCGATAAAATATATATTTTTAAACCCTTTTCTTATACACCAATGAACAACTAAGCTTATTGTGTAATTTACGAATAAAAGGGAGTTTTCGTTTTCTTTGTCGATGTAGCCCTCTGTGGGCTTGAAGCATTCAAAGTTTGTTATATTTAATAGGTCTAAATGTCCCATCAGGGCTTCTCTGGTATGTATCTTTTGACCTTTGTAATGTTCTTTTAAAATATCAATTCCTTGGTCGTCGTAAAAAAACCAATGATTAACGTTCGGGTAATAAACAGGAAACATATTAATGCCGATTGTTGTATATTTTTCTTGTAGTTTTGGAATATCCTCTTTTATTTCATTCACAAAAGGCGAGCATCCAAAAATAATTACATCATCAGTCATTTATCCTCTTTATAAAAGGCGGGGCGGTATTTCACGCCCCACTATTTAATTACGCTAGTAAGTGTTTGAATTGGACAATTTTAATATTTTTATTTTCATATTTTCTTGTCCAATTGGATGATGTTTCAAATTCTGCGTTGGTAGGTGAAACACCTGTTGGGTTTCCATCAAATGCTACACCGCGTGGGTGCAACAAGAATTTACGTCTTGAAATCAATTGGTCTACGCCTGCAAGTGCTTTTCTTTGGCTTTCTAATGCAGGGTAGTCAGGGGTTGCTTCACCGTAAGCAATAGCACCAGCTCCAAAAAGATAAGATGTATAAACGTTGCCAGTTGCTACAGGGAGCGAATCATTAACGATTACTCTTTTTCCTGCGTACATAGCTATTTGACCGCCACCTTGCGAAGGAACAACATAATCAATCAAATCATCCTTACGCAATTTTCTTTCTGTTGCAGAGTGCATCATTATAGCGGTTAGGATTCCACCTTTATCGCCTAATTTTCCTTCTGCGTCAATCAATGTGTCTGCATTTGCTGTTCTTGTTGCTGCCGTTGATTCACCTGAGATGTCAAGAACTAAACCGCTCATTGAACTGTCCGCAAATGCACCTTTAAGAATACTTAAAAGAGTTGTTTGGTATTCGTTAGCCCAATAAATACCCAATCTTGATGCAATAATTCCCATTGGGTCAGCATTAGGGTCATTAGCTTGAACTTTTGCAAGTTCTTTTACTAAATCTTGAACCGCAAATGCTTTACCTTTGTGGTTGATAACTGCAATATCAAGCCCGCTTGAAATATCATCGGTGGTTAATTCGGTTGTTCCGTCAGTAGGAAGAACCTCACTTGCTCCGCTTAAATCGTTCCAATAAGGCATTTTAGCAGTTGTGCCTGTTGAGTTTGCAAGCCCGTCAAATACCGCATCACGAACCATAATACCTGAATCAATCAAGTTTGAGTTGTTTGTTGTTTGTTGTAATCCGTATGCTACAACTTTTTCAATGTCCAAGGCTAAACCGCCTATTGTTACTATGTCTGCCATTTTAATTCCTTTCTATTTTAGCCCTGCTTCAGCTTTGAATTTAGCTGCAAGTGAAGGGTTGGCTGCTTCTAACTTAAATTGGTTAGTCAAATTGAATGACTCTGTTTTGTAAGGATTAACCATTGATGAGCTGAATTCTGGTGGATTGCCGCCACCGCCTAAAGTTTTGTTTTCCTTTAACTCGGGGAATTCTTCCGCACGTTCTTCAAGTTCTTTTTGTAAATCCTCTGCATCTAAATTCATTAACTTAACTATTTTTGCCTTGTATCCTGCCTTCTCGGCGAGTTCTTTGGCTTTTTCTTGCTTTTCTTTAAGGGTCAACTTCGCGTCTTTGTCCTTAATGTCATTCTGCAATTGTTCGATTGTTTTGTTGAAACCTGATAACTTCTCGTTAATTAGTTCCAATGGGTCTTTTGTTGCGTCTTTTTCAAGGCCTAAAACTTTTAAGATTTCATCTTTTTTTAAGACATCTTCTTTTTTTAAAGCTTTTGTTTGTCTTTCATCAAAGATTTTTTGTAACTTTTCAAGCTCTGTGCTTTGGGCTTTCGTAGCCTCTTGAATCATTTTGTCTACATCTGCTTTTGTGTAGGATTGCAAATCACTCGCTTTTTTTTCTTCTGTCATAGCATCACGCTACCTTTCTTTTTAATAATCTATATTGTTGTCATCGTAAGTTTTTATTACGTCCTCTGTTACCGCGAATGAATGCGTGCAATTAGGGTGGAAAAGTCCTGCTGCTTCTGCTTCATCAATCAAAGGGAAACCCTCAGTTAATCCTTCAAGCGAGTAGATATTGCCGACTAATGCCGCGCAATCATCGCACTCATTGCTTCCACCGCCGACTATTTGGACTAAATCATTGTTTTCAAACGTATCTAAGATGCTGTTTTTAGTTCCTTCTCTCATTGCCTCGGCTGTTGTTGTTCTTGCAACCATTTGAGAATAATCTTTTGCACCTACATAGCATTTAATATCGCCGTCTTTAGTGTAATAAGGAACTTTGAATATATCTTTGCTTGCTAATTCTTTTTCTATCGCTTTGGCTGCGTTTTTCCAAGTGGTATCGCCTACCACAATGCCCCTGACGTTTGTTATCCCTGCTTCTCTTAACGCTTTACTGTCCACAAACTTTTCAACGGCTTTAAGCGTCGCCTGAGTGTCTTTAAAGTTTTCACGTTTTAAGAACTCTTGCGTATTGCGTCCGATAATCTTTGTTACTTGGTGTAAGGGTTTATAAGTGTTTTCTGCGAGTATCTTAATAGCTTCTTTGTGAAGCCCGCCAAAATTAGCTGTTGCGATTGGGCTAAAAGTAACTTCAAGTTTTTTATATCCTTGCTCTTGTTTCTTAATCCCATTCTTATAAGAAAATCTGACTGCTTCATTGGCAAAAATTAAATACTTTGTATCAAGTGCGGCTATTTCTTTTCTAGCTTCTTCTTGGAGTTTTAACAAGTAATCTATATTATTGCCTTTGTTTATTGCTTCTATTATAAGTTTTTTAAGCCTTCTGTCGGTATCTCTATAGAATTTAAGTAAAATATCTTCATTCTTTTTCGAAGACCCTGCAAGCGTTAGAGGTTGGTTATAATTCCATATATGGTCTAATGCCATTATTCATTACCGTTGTCTTTGTTTCCATTATCATTCGTATTGTCAGGCGGGTAAAGAGCATCTAGAGCGTTTACCGTTTCCGCTTGTTTTTCAGTTTCAATTTGTCCTAATTCAGTATCAAGCGCATCACCTTCGAGTTCTTGGACATATCCAATGCCTGTTTTCTTGCTCATTGTACCTGATGTTATAGCAACATTAGCCGTATTAGCCTTTTCGAGCATATCGCTTACTAATCCGTCTTGCCATTGGATTTCAAAGTCGCCTAAGTCGTTGCCTTCTAATTTTGCCGCAACTTTTAAAACTCTTTTAATACTTTCATCAAAGTTTTCTGCTAATCGCCCTGCTTTTAATAAAAGCCTTTGCATTAATCTTTTAAGCGCAACACCTGAAAGATTGCCGATTGATACATCGGGATTAAATATAGCTGGGGAAGTTTCAGAACAAACATAAAAGAAAAACATTAACTGGTCGATATATGCTTTGATTGCTTCGTGTGCAACGCTCCAAGTAACAGCACCAGGTGGTTGCTCTGCATTTGCTCCGCCCATTAAGCCAATATAACCATTACGCTTAACATTTCCATCTTCATCAATGGCGTTTTTCGGTCCATATTTTATATTTCCTTGTTCTTTCAAGTCTTGACCGTATTTAGTCAACTGGATTTCTAATTCGCCAACAATCGGATTAAGGTCTGTGTAATCGTCCTCACCAAAAGCGGTTTCTGAATCCATTGAATTTTCAACAGGAATAACAAGAAAATCATCAACGCCTGTTGATTCTATACCATCAGCGTTAATGTTTAAATCTTTATATCTATCAAGCGTTTTAACTTCTAATTCTACTTGAATTTTTCTATTATCTAGGTTAATTATAAATAGTTTGTGTTGGATTTGCCCAATTGTATGAATTTCGACCTTTAAATATTGTACTGCCTTTGTTGTTAGTCCTAATAACGCTGGAGCTGTCCCCATAAAAGTAAAACCTAAAACGTGTGCTTGAACTTCATTAATGTTATCAGGATTAAGCACAGGAAACCAAATTCGGGGGCTTATAGCTTCAATTATGGCTTTCCCTTCCGCGTTTCTTCTTACTTTATAAATCCCGTTGCCATATCTTGATACATCAATAGCGACTTTTTTAGATACTTTCCAGAATTTATGAGAAGTTATTAAATCGTCTATCTTTGTTTTATCCGTATCGTTTGCATTTGTTAATTTTGGGTCTTCCGAGAACAACAAATCAGCCCACAATTTTGACACAGACCGATAAAGGTTAATAAAAACAGGGTTTACGTTTTCGCTATCTGCTTTGTCGGGATAAATAATATTGAGCATTGTATCAAGAATAGTTTTATGGTCGTTTGAGTACAAAGACTTGTTTAATTCGTATAACGCAATTCTTTGTTGTTCGTCCTTTGGAGTCCATTCTTGCCCAACGCTTAAAAATTCTAAAGATGTTAGTGTCATTATTTAAGTGCTTCTCTTGTCTTTGTTATCAACTCGGTTAAATCTGTTACAAATTCACGTCTTAAACGTTCTGTTCTGCGTCCTGCGTAGTGTGCTAAACCTTCTTCTAAACCGTCAAGAAACTTTACAAAGATAGAACTGTCAATAGGTTTTACAGCTTTCTCTTTAGTTTCCTTTGCTGGTTTTACAGCTTTCTCTTTAGTTTCTGCCATTATTAAATCCTTTCGTTATAAACCTATAATGTCTTTTTTATATGAATGAATACCATATCTAATCATATCGACTGCGTGGTCGTCTCCGATAAACTTCTTTTCATCGCCAAAACCGCTTTCACCCGATTGTGGGTAACGTAATGTTAATAATTCGTTTTGAATATTTACGCAATCATCACATAATAAGATTTCGTTATTCTTAAATCCTGTGTTTATTGTGTTAAGCCCTGCATTTATTGCTTTTTCAGATAGATAAGCATTTAATCCATCATTTACTAATTCTTGAATCCTATCGCTTTCGGCACTATCACAAAAGATATAATTTAATTTTTTGCCTAATGCTTTTTGTTTTTCTTGAAACCACTTGCTTACGTCTTGCGTAAGTTTCTTTGTTTCGTAAAACTCCCAAAGTAAATGAAACTTGTTATCTCTTGTCACGCCTAAAACACCAGCCGCCATAGCGTGTGAAAACCCCCAGTCGCAAGCCCCTATATATTCCTTATAGAGACCTTTTAGAATGTTCTCTTGGACTTGCTCTCTTGAAATTAGATGAATTTCTTTGCTAAATTCAGGAACTACAAGCCCTTCTGCTATTACCCAAAGACCTTCAATGTTTCTTAGATAGAAAACGCCAGTATAATCATTTTTTAGTTGTTGTTTTTTGCTATCAGGGATTAATAGGTTATCGTCTAGGGCATAATGGGCTACAAACACGTTACCTCTTGTTTGTAATCCGTTCCCGATTAAATCGCCATAGCGTTTATACATCCAGTGCATAGGGCTGTCTGGGTTGGTTGTTCCACCGAACCAACTATCTTCAAAGGTTAATTGACGAGTCATTATCATATTGAATTGCGACTCTTGCCACTCGGTCATTTCATCGCCGAGAGCGTTCTTAATCGTCATACCTTTAATTTTGCCTTCGGCTCTTATATCGTTAAGACCTTGAGTATAAATCTTTTGTCCAAATATCCTAATAAATCCTGTTGATTGCTTAATCTCTTTATGTCCGATTATCTGTTCAAAGGTTGATATTATATTACGCTTAATTGTCAAATCTGTTTTGCCAAATATGGCGTGTTCAACATTAGATTTACGCTCTTTGTCTAGTTTCTCAAGAAACTTTGTACAAGTGTCGTAAGTCTTACCACTTCTTACTGCACCTTCAAATATATTAATTCCGTAATCAGCTTGTTTAAGTGCTTGAATTCTCTTTAGGGAGTATGTCGGTTTGTTTATAATATTTGATGTCATTTTCTAACACGTCCGCAATCCTATTAAGTGGGTTAGTATTTTTATTTTCTTCGTTATCGTTCTCGAATATTCCTAAATGCTCGCCGAGCTTAGTAAGTGCTTTTACTTTATCCCATAACTTATATTCTGTCGTTTCTTCTTCTGTTTTATTGTCGTCTCTACCATACGAACGCTTTGTTATCTTTACACTTGAGATAGCTGCTTTTGCTTTTTGGCTCAACATTGATGGGTTTTGTATTAATCCGTTTTCGTTAAATACTTCCCCTATATTCATAAACCCTACATTTGCGAGTTCTTGGACTACCATATCAGCTGTGATTTTGTTTCGTTCTTGTATCTCTTTTTGCTTTTCTCTTATTCTTTCTTGAATTTCAGGTTTTATAAGGTTTTCATTTCCGATTGAATGAGCTGTTTTTTCAGAATATCCCGCCCTTATAGCTGCTTGTGTGGCATTTAAATCTATAAGGTACTCATCGCAAAATCTCTCTTGTTTATCGGTTAATCCTTTCTTTGACATTGAGCATCTCGCCCTTTCTTTGGCATCACGCCATTATTAATTCTTTATATTCTTTTGTGGATTTTAAGTAATCCAAAATTTCTTCAATGTTTATATCTTCCATCTCTACCTTAGTTTGCTTTCTTG